TAAAGTATATCATGACAAAAGCCCCCCTGCAAGAAGCAGGAGGGCAGTTGCCTATTAAATTATTATTGTTTTATCATGATGTTGGAACTAGACGGTCAACAATCTTTCCGTAAGAGCCATTGTTTGCTGGGAGCAAGCGGAAGGAAACTTCAAACATTGAAGCCTCATCACGCTTTGCAGATACTGTAACGTTCTCAATTGAGAGCGCACGGTAAGCAACATAGATTCTTTCGATTGATGTGCCATTGGCACAGTCTCCTGTGCCTGGTCCTACTGCGATAATTCCACGCTCAACTGGGCAAGAGCCTAGTTCGCCAGATGCAATGTCTAGAACATCTGCATAGTTAACACCTGATGGGTGGTTAATCTCTAGTGGGTTGTCCATCTTAATGTTGCTGATTAGACTTGTTGAAGATGCCGCAATAGCGACAAGAAGGTTTTCTAGTGTTGCCTCTGCAAATGCAGTGTTAAGGCTAACTGTCATTCCCTGCTTGTATAACTTTGCAACGTCAAGCAACTGATCTACCTGAACCTCACCGAAATCTGGCTGGAACTGAATCTCCAGACCATTCATTGTGTAACCAACGTTACGAACTACCGTTGAATCTTCTAGGGTATCACGGTATGAAGTTCCTGCAACAAAGTCTGGTAGTACTGTACCAGTATTTGCTGGAACGAACTCAGCAGTCTTTGAAACGAATAGTGCTGCTGCACCAACGATGATCTGCTTTGATTCTCCACGATTATAAGCCATATTTATTCACCTCTATTTTCTTTTTTAATTTATTGGCGGGTGTTTCCTCAAGTTTAATTATACTAGACATTTATGACAAAAGAGACTCTATAGACTCTGTGAGGTGATACTCTACTTCCACAATAAACTCAGTTATGTAGAATGGTCTATTGCTAAAATCCCTGGTTTTTGAGGAGTCAGACTGGAATACCCTAAGTGAATGAAAATAAACCTTTGATGGGTTTGCCTGAGATCTGTTCCAAGAATTAATATCTTGAGCAGCATCGTCCTGCCTATCCAAGATATATTGGATCGCCATGCCCCACTCAAGGGTTGACTCTTCCTTACCCTTTACCGCATAAAGAATGTGCTCCTTCTTGATTGGATAGAAAGGACTTGATGTTGCTCTTAGCATTCTGTCGTAGATGACATACGTCTTGTTTTCCCAGGACTTTGTTCCAGTGGCTGAATCGCTCATGGGGAAGAATGGGATCTTTGTGCCATACTGCTTTTGAAAGGTTGGCTCAATCTGCTTCATAACTGACCACAAGTAGTTATTTACTGTGAGTGCTGGTAAAGTAAAGTCTGAAAATGTCATTCTACAATCATACCCGTCTTTGTCATATATTTTCTACCTGAACGAATTCCCGTACTCTTGCCACCTGTTTTTGCCCCAATAGCAAAACCCTGAGTAAATTCTTCTGCGGTCTTTAAATCATTTAGGAATGGCCTCAATAATGCTAGATTAAAATAATTATCAAAAAAATCTTCTACGGTTTTTCCAAAACTTCCCGCTACAGCATCCCCACCTGGGTGGTCAATGTATATAGTTTTAGTGGTAAACACCATCTCTCCATCTATCTCAAAGGCTAAGTAATCTGAATCTCTTGGCGCAACAACAATCTGTATCTGATCTTCCATGATCTTTGCCTTATCTTTAAATGGTTCTGTTGATCCCTCACTAATGCTTGTTGATGGAAGAAAACTTCCAGAGAATCTTATTAGAGTCTTATGAGGAACGTAAGAAAAATTGAACAATCTTGCAGAGGGCTTGCCAGACATATCCCACTCATAAACATGATGAAGTCTTTCTGGACTAACTCTTGCCTTAGAATCAATATACTTATATAGTGCTTCTACGGTAAACTCTCCAAGCCTCTTATTGAACGCTATCTGATTAATATCTACGCCCTCAAGGAATCCATATGAGTATGAGACTGTATTTCCCAGAATCTTGTTTACCTTACGAGCATCAATCTTAACAGATAGCACTTTGATTCAACTCCTGTGTATCAGAACGCTCTAACTGAATCTTGTAGTATTCAATTGTATTGAATGGTCCAATGAATGGTTGGCAGGTCTTAATCTCAAAGATTGTTGGCTTTCCTGAATAATCTCCATTACTCTCAATAAAGAATGTCTCTTCATTACATCCAGTACCCCTGATATTTGAAACAAGTATGTGTGAGAGTGGGTGGTACATTCCCATGGAATCCTGTCGTGGATCGGTAGAAAATCTACCGTAAAGCATTGTCTCTAATTTATAAAACTTTTCATCCTCAAAAGAGAAGTTATTATTATTGCTTTGATCTCCCAGTGTGTAAAATGAACATGGCTCAACCATGTCAAAAGCCCACTTCTTGTCTATCTTTCCATAATTGTCTTGTGTCTCTGTAGCGTAATAAATGTCGCACTGCATTTGAAAAAATAGGCTACTGCAAACATTTGTTCCAAAAAGACCAGCCAATTAGAGCACTCCAAGCCTATAGATTGGACGTACATAAGCAGATAGAATCTTGTCTGCGATACGGTTTCCAGTATCTGTAAACACTCCTGGAGCAAATGATAGGGTGAACTGATCGCTCTTGTAATCCTTGATATAAGAGTTAATATAAGGAATGTTGTTACATTTAAGATCATTTACAATCAACATGGTTGCCTGCTTAATGTCTTGAGGAATAATGGGCCATCCAGCCTCTACGATTACCGTGTAGTCCCATCCACTAGGAAACATTGATGCACTTGCAGCCATATCTACATAGGTCTTTGTGTCATATATAGAATCAGAGAAGTTTGGTGAATCATTTGTGTTGTACAGGGTAAATGAATCTGAAGATCCTCTTGGTGTGCCAACTGGCTTTGATTGATGGCGATTTATACCGCCAACGCTTTGCATAGATACTGTAATAGAACTCTTGTCTGGAGAAATATAATACTCTCTTACATTTGTCCAATCTTCGTCTACTGGTTCTGCATCATAAACAAGAACTCCATTTTCATATACTTGAACAATCTTATTTAATCTAAATGGAAGTGCAAGATAGTCAGCACCAAGTCCCGCCGTTTCAATTACTTCACGCTTGTACATAAATCCGCCAGTAATTGAATTGATAATCGCTCGCGCAACTGCCTCATACATAACTGCGTCAGCGGTATCTTCTGGGGTATCTGCAAGAATGTCAGGATCTACATATGGACGCATGATAGTGATTGTGTCAATCCAAACTAGGCCTCCACGAATTGCAGTACCGTCTGTGTTAGTGCCAGTCTTTAAATAGATTTCTCCACGATATTCATCATCGTAACGTGAAAAGTAATCTGGGAGGTTTAGTGTTATTACCCCACTAGAGTTTGATGTAGCAGAAATCTCTACAAGATCTCCTGCATGATCATCAAGAATTGCAAGAACATAGTTCGTGTTTGCGCTAAACCCTGATTGAGAAAATACTAGTGGGAATGGCTGTAGCCTGGTAATTTCCATATATTACTTGCCGTAATAAGTAACAATTTCTTCTGGTGTCGCAATACGAATACCAGTAAGCGTTATCCACTTATCGGCAACCTCCTTAGTTACAATATTGTATCCTTTTGAGATTGATCCTACTTGATCCCATCTGGCATTCTTTTCTGACCAAAGGGCAACCTTGTCCTCTGGAACAGCAACTCTTTCTACTGTTTCTGTTATTACAAAATTCTGCAAAGCGATATCTGCTGCAACAGAACTTACAACGCCATCATTGTTTGAACGATTATTGGACTTTGGCACTCTCTTAGTAGTGCTTACTGGATTTGGGTTGATGACATTATTATCTGTTGATTCAACGACTTCCTCAATTCCAACGGAGACAACTGCATCTGGTGCTGTTTTAGCAACCTTAGATGTAGCCCTTGGCTTCCTGGCTGGCTTGGGAATTTCAACTTCGTTTGACATATGAATACCTTTCCTCTTATTGCAATTATATCAGAATATGCTTAAGAGGGGCAACCATAAGGCTACCCCTCTCAAACAACAACTAGTTACTTATTAGGAAACTGAGTTGGTTGGGTTTGCGAATGCAACTGCATCGAGTTCTTCCCATGTAAGACCAAAACGGACGAATACTGTGTACTCAATTGTGTCCTTCTTTGGCTTGTACTCACGGTTAACTGTAATGTCGCGCTGGAAACCCCATACACGGTTCTGTGGGAATGTAAGATCTACATAATCCGCAGGGTAGTAAGGAACTTCCTGAACATCTACACCAAGAACGCGAGTTGTACGAGCGCCACCGAATGTCTGACCATTACCACCAAGGTAATCCTCACGACGGGTTGGTGTGCCAGCAACTCTTGGATCAAGTGCTGAAGCGATTGCGTCAGCAAGTGTTCCGTTGTGCTTGACGATGTTTGCGAAAACATCTGTACCAGCGTAGAACTTTAGACCAGACTTGATTGCACGGTACTTGCGTGGGAGAGCATAGATGATCTCCTGCATGACCTCTGGGGTCCAACCTGAGGTAGTATCGACTACTGCCTCATGTGCATCGCCAGTTGTAGCAACCTGCTTTACGAAACCAGTCATGATTCCTAGGAATGGATCAACTCCTCCATTGCCATTGATAGCAAGATCCTCAAGATCGTTACCGAAAGCATTTGTCATTAGACGGACCAAGTGATCCTCTAGTGCTGAACCTTCGATGTTGTCCTCAAGGGCTTCAGTTGAAACTTCCCAATCCAAACGGATCTTCTTAGTTGTAAGTTCAACCTTTGTGAATGTTGCACCAGCGTTTGTGTACTCGCCAAGAGCCTGTGAAGCGGCGCGAATAACACGCTCTCCAACGTTGACCTTCTCAAGTTCAATCGTGTTTGCACGCATTGTAACTCTACGACCATCCTGGGCGAGAACTGTTGCGTCCCAAACATAGTCGATAAACATACGAGCCTGCTCGGGATTTAGAATACCACCAGGAGTACCAGTTGGGTTAACGGCATTTGGACCTGATGTTGAACCAAAGTTCGCTACTGGAATGTTTCCTGCTGTTCCAAAAGCGTCACCACCGCTAACTGCGGTTGTGCCACCAATACCAAGGTTAGCAACTGCTCCCTGGCCCTGGTATAGACCTGGATTGGTTCCACCAACTTGCCCTGTACCTACTGTACCTGGCTGGTTCTTCTCTAGAGTTGTATCTAGATTAATTTCTTCTGTCATTGACTTTCACCTCCATAAATTTCTTTCTTTGTTTTTTTTGTTATAGGTCGGCATTTGTGAGGAAACGACCGCCCCACATGGACTTCTCCATGATTTGTACTGGTTCTTCCTGCAAGATCTCGCCAAGATCAGCAGACTTACGGAAAGCGGTATCCTTTTCTACAGCATCTACACGCTTACCAAAACTATCCTTTACTACATTTACCTCGTCACTTAATCCAGCAACTGACTTGTTAATGCCTTCAATCTTGGCATCAAGAGCCTTTACTGTTTCAGCAAGAGTGGTTAGAGCAGATGTGAGTTTTTCGCTAATATCACTGATTGACTTGGTAACTTCCTCTGAGTTATCAGCCTTTGTGACCTCTGGCTCTTCTGCCTTCATAGCGTCATCGTACATCTTGCCTTCTTCTTCTGTGTCAGTAGCATCCTCTTCAGTCTCATCCTCTTCTTCAATCTCAACTTCGATTGCCTTTTCGGTTGATACGGTTGCGTCTGCCTCTTCAACGGGAAGTGCGGTAGGCTCTGGATTAATTTGCTCTTCATTCATATCCATGCTCTTTTCGATCTCGTCTACAACAACAATGTCTGAGTTCATCTTGCTTACCTCCTTTACCTCTGATTTACTAATCGCATTAACTTTTTCTAATGAAGAAATGTTTTTTATAACGCGACGATTGGTGGGTACTATTGTACCGTCTTTTTGTGAATATACCTTAATAATGGTTACTGGATCATCTGCCTTAGCGTTATGAATTATCTCTTCAGTGGAAAGTCTTGCTCCACCCTTAAGAATTATCTGAGATACCTTTCCGTATTCTCCATCAAACTTAACAAATGAATTCTCTACAATACCCTTTTGTACTTCATCTCTCTTAATATCTGAAATCATTGACTTTACTACAGAAGCCTTTTCAGCATCATTGCTCTCAACAAATCCAATGCTTGTCATTGACTTATCGCATTGTGGGCATGAGCAGGCGTTTTCTTCTGAAATCTTAACAATGTCACACTTTCTGCACCAGTAAACATTTTCGGTAGAAGTCTTTGAAAGATATCCCGTTGCAATACCCTTCTCAATGCTAAAAACATTGGCAAACTGGTTTGCTGGATTATCTACCAAGGAAAGTTCGCTGAGTGAATACTCCTTGATAACCTGATAGGTCTTATCAAGATTTTCGTCATATACCTTTTCTGCATCATGAATTTCCCCGCCAATAGAAAATCCCGTGAGTGTTCCATCTAGAACCTTCTCCCAGGTATCCTGTGCGCCCTTGCTTACATATGCAGAAACTACAATTCCACTATAGAACTTCTTCTCTTCTGGATCAAAGTATGTATCTTCCTTGAAAGAAACAACCTTGCCGACAGCAATTGGCTGATGCATTTCACGGATGTTTCCACGGAATGACTCAAAAGCCTTAAGACTCGCCTCCTTGGGAACAACGTCACCCTGACGATCAAGATTGTCAAGAGTAGCAAAACCTGTAACGATTCTACGCTCTTTATCTACCTTATTGATTGGCATAGAAAGACGAACATGATCGCCTTCTGTTGACCAATGCGCTTTATTAATATCCATAGTTATTTCCATTATACATTAATTTTTTTTATGTAATTGTTATGAAGTCTTTGGACCCTCGCCCTTTGGATTTCTACCGCTAATTGCAGCAGGTCCATCGGACTGACTGTTAGTGCGCTCAGAGTCTCTTGTCTTATTGCCATCCATGTTTCCCTTAGCATCTGCTGCTTGGCGAGGATTAAGTTCAAGTGGCTGATCTCCACCGTCTCTTTGTGGGAATCCAATTTCTTCTCTTACTTCATTTGGAACCATGATCTGGTTCTTAACGTAACGCTCATGAATCTGTGACTGAGCAATTTCATCAATAAGGCTTGCCTGATTAAATGACAACTTAATAATGTCTGTCTTTTCCTTAATGATCTTATTGATTGCCTTATCTACATATTCCTGTAGTGGCTTTGCAACCTGATCACGGAACGTACGATCCTGTGTCATTGCTGCTGCTATTGAACCACTATCTACACCACCCAACTTTGATAGTGGAACCTGATGAGCCATAAGAATATCGTCACGATTCTGCTTTCTGTACTGTGAGAATGATGCTTCTTGTACACCATTTTCAACAGGATGCATTTCAAACTCAATCTTGCTTCCTTCGGAATCTCCAGGAAGTGGGATGTAAAGTGTGCGATGTGACTGCCCCTTGAGCCCTGTCTGGAAGAATCGGAATAACTTATCTTCTGCCTCTGGAGTTAACTTTGCACCCTTAACAGTAATAATATAACGAGGAACAGCCTTGTTCTCAAAGTAATCAATGTTATAACGTGCAGCCATTAGATCGCCCTGTAGGGAAGTCATTGCGGCAATGATATCTGGAACGCCATAAAATGTGTTGAGTGGTGAGTATTCCTTAAGATGAATTACCTCGTTTGGACGAGGATCTTCTGTAACTGGATTTTGATTAGTAGCACCAAAGTTTCTGAAGTATACGATTGTTCCTGCAATGATTTGAATGTATCCGTCATGTAGGCGACGAACACGCATTGTTGTGGCGGGAATGTGACCAATGTATCCAATATCTCCAGCAACGGTACGACCAACTTCTATGTATCCGTTACCAGTTGCCTGCATGTCTGTGACGACCTTTTCTAAGATCTTTGTTAGGCTATCATCGTCGTTTAGATTTTCTAGCCAGTCTCCCAATTGAATCTTTAATTGTTCAATCTTCTTCTTAGCCTTTTGCTTTGCCTTCTCACTTTCCATGCTTTCTAACTTCATTAAAGTTGCTGTAGTCATGTCAAACTTATATCCAAGACCAACGGCATTTGAAACCTTTGCATCTACCGCCGCATGGTTGGCGAATGAAGTGTCGTAGTATGCTGAAAGTTCATAAAGATTGTATGGTGGAGTGATAAGATCAAAGATTCCATACCCATTGCGGTATACCTGTCCTGGATTGATCTTCTTTGATCCTACAGTGCGATCTGCATTCTGACCAATTGATCGTGAATCACTAAGGTATCTGCGAGAAATCTGACCATCTGGATCTCTAGGAACCTGATTAACTAGAGTATTGTTTCCACCTGTGCTAGATACTGCCATCCCCTGTGGTGGTACAGCCTTCTCTACACGAGCCTGACGACGCTTAAAGTTCTTGTTGATTCCACGCAATCCTGCTAGATCTTCCCAACTCTTATTGAATGGATCTGCATTAGCAAACTCATTTTCAATAATCTGCTCTGCCATTTTTGCATCAATCAAGAATTCTTGCGTCATTACTCTGCTCCCCCATAAAGTTGAGCAGTCTTCTTTGCTGCGACAACTGCCCCAAAGTCATTCATTGTTGGAATAAGACCCTGCTCCATGCGCTGAATCTGCTCTTCATATTCTTCGTCTGTTGCACGACCAATACCAGCATAGAACCATGGATTACCCTCTGGTTGACCGTTTGCAGCAGCAGCCTCACGAATCTTAGCCATCTGACTAATGTCACCTTCTACTGAAGGGATGTTTAATGGCCTACCCTCATCATCCTTAAACAAGTGTCCATCAGGCAACTGCCAGAAGTAAAGTCCCCAGGCATAGCCAAACATGGCTCTTTGTCCTTCGGCTTTGTCGATTACGGTGATCTTGGTCTTACCAACAGTTGGCTTTTTCTTATTACTCATAACCACAATTGTACCAGATTACGCAGGTTTAAGCGATAAATCTTGCCAAGAAACA